ATATATAGCTAGTGCTCTCTCTCTTGTACTTAAAACTACACTTGATGAATCACTCTATATTTTAGGTTAACTTCTCGTTTATGGATTATTTAAAATTTTATTTTATTTTTATTTTATTTATTTATTTACTTATGTTAAAACCTTCATTTTGTTCTTGAAGATTTTATTAATCAAAATTGTTCACTTTCTTTACTACCCGTATTGAATATAGGCTCTAATCAAAGTGATATATCTAGATTAATTTTGGTTTAACCACCACCATTTAAAGGTAGGAGCGAATGGATTCCCCTTTATTTGTGAACACGCATTCCTATTTAGGATACGGTTGGCGTATTACTAATCCTATTCCCAGTCTATAGCCTATAATAATAACTCTATAGATTGTGTAAATTTCTTTTATTGCTTCCCAACAATCAAATACACAAAATAATAAAAACACAGCTCATGAAACTACTTATGATGATCCAAATAAATTAATTGATAATTTGTCACCTGATTTATCAACACAAATTAATACTAATTTTATGGAAGAACGAGTTTTAGAACATCAAACAGCATATCCATCTACACATATGCAGTTATCCAGTGCTGTTGAAGCAGAAATGTCAGACGGCGAATGGATGGCTAAAGAACAACTTATGAAGCCCGTTCAATTATCTCAAGTTATTTGGTCTACAACCCAGGCAAGAGATACAAGTATTTATAATGTTAATTTTCCAGGAGTTCTTCAAACTATTGAATCCCTCGTAGTTAGAACACTCCATATGTATTCATTTTATAAATTATCTCCTTGTTTTAGAGTTCAAGTTAATTCAACTCAATTTCATCAAGGTCAACTGATTTGTTCTTTCGATCCTTTTTCTTTTTCTAAATTACCTAACACTGACCATCCTTTAAATTATTATTCTGCAACTGGTTTACCAAATGTTAAAATAATGGCTTCAGAATCTGATCCAGTGGAATTGTGTGTTCCTTTTATACATCCACGTTCTTTCTTAACAACTAATTATAATCCAATTTATAATAATATGGGTACTTTTGACATTCGTGTTTTAAATCCCTTATTAGTAGCTGAAGGTTCAACACCACAACTAACAGTTACTATTTGGTTATATGCAGTTGAAGCTCAAGTACATGTACCTATTAATGAACATCCACCTATTTTAGAAGCAACCTCTCTTAAACCAAGTAGAATTCCAAAGCTTAAAGGCTCAACTTTACCATCTCAAAAACAGAATCAAAATTCTAATCGCCAAGCTAGTACACCTCAGCCATTAACAGAAACAACGCCATCGTTTATGGATAATCTTAAAACTGGTTTTGGTCAAGTTACCGATATTATCGGTAATGTGGCAACAGGAAATTTTGGTCAGGCTTTAAGAAAAGGTCAAGGTTTAATTGACACCTTAGGAAATATACTTGGCTTTGATTATCCAGCTAGAACACTACAGCCTGATAAAACAATTTCACCAATTGAAAATTTATCTGTCGCAATTGGTAAATCTCAATCTCAACGTATGGCCATTGATCCTTTTTCTATGCACATCCTTAAAGATGATGTTGCTTCTGAATCTCTTTTAGCAATGGATTTATTGAGAATTTCACAAACACCTATGTTATTAAATCAATTTCAATTTACATCAACAAGTCCTATTGACACTTTATTATGGAGTGTTCCAGTTAGTCCAGCAGTATGTACACAATATCAGAATAATTTACAACGAACTTATTTATCTTTTGTAGCTAATGCTTTTAATTATTGGAGTGGTGGTATTATTTATGATATTGAAATAATAGCAACCAGATTTCATTCTGGAAAATTGCTTTTTGCATATGTTCCGAATGATACTGCAATACCAACTTACATATCAGCTGCCACTTCTTTACCCAATGTAATAATAGATATCCAACAAACATCTACATTTTCCTTTAAAGTACCTTTTACATCATCAACAGCTATGAAAAATACTGAGTTGTTTCCATCAACTGCTCTTGGTTATGATATCCTATTTCCGGATTCAGCTATTGGCACTTTGGTTTGTTATGTGCAAAATGCGCTAGCAAATGCATCTAATGTTGCTCCAATGGTTGAAGTTAATGTTTATGTTAAAGCAGATACAGATTATTCACTTTATGTTCCAAAACATCCTAGATCTTTACCAACTGTACAGCCAACTTTTGAAGCTACTTCAGGTATCGGTATTCTTGAACAAAGAAATGCACCACCAAATACAACTGTTGTACTTTCAAAAGATCAATCAAATTCTATTTCTAGACCTCATTTTGGTGAAGATTATTCATTGGTAGATATAATTCGTAGATTTTCTTATTTAGATACACACACTTTTACTTTAGTAGAATCACAAGCTACCGACCTTCTTGCAGTTAATCCAAACTTACGCAGTCAAGTAGAACCAACTTATTTATCTTACTTTACTGGTATTTATTCAGCATGGTCAGGTAGTCTTCGTTTAAAATTAGTTTCTGCAGAATCACGTACATCAAATACATTTTTAACAGCTACACATGTTCCAAATATTTATTATTTTAATGGAACTACAGATTTTCCATTGCCAGAAACTTCAGGTTTTGGTACATTAAGAACCAATTTATCTCAAGATAATGCAATGGAATTAGAAATACCTTTTTATTCTAAATTTAATATGTTATTGACTCGATCAGCTGAAGCTACCGAAGTAATTTTACCAAATTTGTATTATACAAATGGTTATTTAGAGGTTCGTGTTAATAATAGATTATCTCCAAATGATATTGTTTTAGATTATTATATAGCAGTAGGTGAAGATTTTAGATTTTTATATTTAAGATCTCCACCAGCTGATGGTTATAATCAAACTTTTTATTTATCTCCTTTAGCTTAATTATTTTCATTTACCATTTTCATTAGGTTTGTGTTAATATGCCTGTCTGGAGCTCAATTATATTTAATGGAAGTAAGGCACCAACTTATAATTCGTGTTCTTTGGCTCGAAAGCATATTAATAATTTATACCTGCATAGCAAATTCAAACTTTTACAATTTAGAAATAGTGATACATCATTTTTAGTTTTAGACATTAATGTCATATTTTGACGTCGATTTAACTTAGTAAAACTCTAAAGGTTTTATGATGATATCAACATGAGAATGTTTTCTATATTGGAGAATCTCAGAATTTGTGCGAAAATTTTGTAAATTTATTAAACTTTTTGTACATTATTTAAAGTGTTCGGTTAAACTTCACATAAGTTTCCTCCTTTATCATTGGGAAAATGATTAAAAAAATACTGGTACTCATAATCTTGCCTTTAAAAGACTATGGCTGTTAATAACAGTATAAAATTATTAAAATCAATTATGAAAATGTCAAATTATAATAATTACCGTTTTTGCCCTTCAATCATGTCACATTTTGAACCACAATTCGTATCACCAGGTGATGAAATTGTTTTACAATCTCATTATATTTTAAGTAATCCAGCTAAATTTTCCAAAACTGAATATTTAGATGCTTGGCCAGACAACTTTGATTATCCTATTTGGTCAAACGCACGTCCAGTTGAAGAAAATTTTAATTGTGATTACAAAATTATTGATTTACCACTTATTTCTGAAGTGTTTAGCCCCCTTAAAATTAAGTTTATGTTAAACGACTGTGCTCAGTATGAAGATTATGCTAATCATTTAGAAGGTTTTCTACTAAGTGAATCAATTGAAGATTTTAGTCATAGAACTTATTTTGTTTATTTACAAGAGTTTATTAGAAAATTAGAAACAAGAGCATTTGTTAGTGGTTTAAATTTAGATATAGACGTAGATGATGATTTATTCGAGATGTATCGTTTAATTTATACAACTAGAGAAGTAATTCAAGTCTACGGCGAACCTACTAATTATGCAACTTCTTTTCAGTGTCATTGTTTCGAACCGACTTCTACTTTTGGTGCAGCATGTCATGCATATAAATGTGTAATGCATTTATTAGGCATTGATGTTGACCAAACTGATGCGAATGCGCAAGCTGAGCGTTGGTTACTAGAATTCGGTGACTTAATTTTAAACTTTTCAATTTTCAAATTATTAATGACTTTTATTAAAATTTTACGTGAATTTATTCCTTTAGAAACTTTAATTAATCAAATTATTAAATTAATCAAGTACTGTATCAACAATGCTACTAATAGTGTTTCGTCATTTTATGAAAAAGTGTTAAACTTTTCGCAGCAACAAACAATAGAAAATGATGATTCATCGTTCGAGAAAACATCTAATGTTTTTGAAAACCTTAATCTCATTGATTTAACACAATTTCCAGTTGACAATCAACACATAGCAGCTAGTTTATCAGCTGTTGTAGTTTTAATATCTAGTGTAGTTATTGGATATGATACTTGTAAAAATTCAACACAACAAAGTACAGCTTTAAAAGTTAGTTCTTCTATGCAAGCTATAGCTAAAACTAAATCTGGCATTTCAGCAATGGTTAGTATGTTTCAAGATCTATCAAAATGGATTCAAATGAGTATGATTTCTATTATGGCAGGTTCAGTTGATGATCAGGTTTCTAAGTTAATCCTTAGAACTTCTGTTATCGAAACTGATGATTGCCAGAAATCAAAATTTTTTGAATATCTAAAATTTATTAAAGACCCTAGAAACTTATTTTCTTTTCAAAGAAATGACATTTATTTACAACAACTAGAGTTTGTTTATAAGAACTTAGATGAGATATTGTGTACTTTGGCTCAAACTGATTCTAAAGATGTTGGTATGAGTTTACGTAGTTATTTGCAAATAACTTATAACGAAGTAAAAGCAGTACGAACATTGGCTCTTAAAAGACCAGTTTTAACTAGTTGGCGTTTTAAACCCTTCTGGATTAATATAATTGGTAAGTCTATGACAGGAAAATCTGTAGCACAAAGTTATATCGCTAACGCATTATATGAGATTCTCAAAGATTGTCCAGATTATAATATTCCGAGTAAAGATCGTTGGTTATATTCCATCAACTTTTCGGACCAATATATGACGGACTATTGTCAAGAATATTGTGTATTGATAGATGATTTTCTACAGGACGCAACTCCAGTAGGTAATAGATCATCTTGTTTAGATATGATTAGCTTTGTCTCAGCGATTCCCTATAAGACAAACCAAGCTGGTTTAGCAGAGAAAGGTATTCCGTTCGAGTCAAAAATCATAATATCCTCATCAAATGACGCTTGTATGTCTAGAAAAGAAATTATTGATACTGATGCATTGAAGAATCGTCAAGGTATGTGTATTTGTTTCGAGACATTAGAAACTTCTCAACCTGATCCATTGTTAGGTCAAAAGAAAGTTACTATATCGTTAAGAGACAATAGACACTTTAATACAATTATCAAAACATATAAAAATCTAGAAGAATTTTTAGCAGACATCGTAGTTGAATTTCAAAAACACTGGGATTTACAACAACAAATTAAAACATCGCGTGAATTAACTAAGGAAGTGAAAGATCGTGTTAAGGTCGAAATAGTTAAGAAGCAAAGAAATCAAAATTTATCAGTAGATATCTTTAGCGAAAGATTAGAAGACCCAATTGAAGAGTTTGAGCAGAGTAGTTATATTCCAAGCTGGTGTGTATTTCGAACACCCGAAATGATTTTAGAAAAGTATCCAGTTGAGAATGAATTTCCGGTTGAAGTACCTATTAAAGTTTATGACTGCAAATGTGAAAAGCATAAATTATTGAATGAGGAGTATAGACAATATGTTTCTGTAGCTTGGAGAGGAGAAAGTTTCTTAGGTATTAAGGAACTGAATTCAATCAGGCTAGATAAAGAAGATAAGTTTGAAAGTAAGTTTTTGTTGACTTACAACAGAATTATCGAAAATATTAAGAAACTTTGGTCAAACAATAAATTCAAAGTATTATGTAGTTTTATAGGAGCAGTTGCAATGTATTTAGGTACAAGTAAGCTTTTGTTCAAACAAGATAAGGAACCCTTAGTTAGTACAGCAGCTCAATATTCGTTGAAACCAAAGCGCCTTAAGACCCAGCATGCATTTATTAAAACTAGTGACGATATGTATTCCCTTTCTGATGGAAGACAAGCTCGTGATCTAGTTAATAATGTTTTGTTGCGGCGAGGTCTTGTGTGTAAAGTCCAAAACATGCAGAACTTAGAGGAAGCCACGGCTTTGCGAATTAAGAATCGCTGTATATTAGCAAATCATCATTTTTTCAACACTTTGAGAGATGGTGATAAATTTGTTGTTAGAATTTCTAGTGTAAACGGAGTTCAACAAGCAACACAGGTATTCTCTTCACAACATTTACGAAGAGTTGGCTCAAAAGACCTGGCAGTTTATAACTGTGATAAATCTTTAGAACAATCAAAAGATATTTTGAGTCATTTTCCAGATAGCCATGTTAAAATCGAAAATCACAATTGTATAGTCGCTACCGCTCATCCAAATTTACAAGTGTATAATAATATTTACGCTACACCTACCATACATACAACATCAACGTATGAAGGTGATAAATTTACAACATATTCAATGTTGGATTGTTTTAGAACAACTTGTCCGGTCGATAAAGGTATGTCAGGTTCTATAATGGTTAGTTGTGAAAATAAAATGAAAAATAAAATACTTGGTATTCAAGTCTGTAGAAATAAAGCTACAATGTGTGGATATTTTGTCGCTATTTCTAGAGAAGAATTAGAAAACGCTATAGACTCAATCGATAGTGTTGATTACGCTCTAGAAAAATCCTCACTTATCCCTGAGGAAGCTGACAATAATTGTCCATCAAATTTAGGTAATAATTTACAGTATCTTGGTACCTTGCCAAAAAATAAAATTTTAAAACAACAAACTAAAACAAAAATTATTCCATCTTTAATTCAAGAACCTCCCCTAACGCAGTTACCATCAGTGTTAGAAGATTCTGACATCAGAATGAACGATGAAGTAATTAATTCAAGTGTAATCTTCCGTGCAGTCGAAGGTTTTTCTCAACCTATTGGAGCAGTAGATAGAGACATTTTACAACAGTCTTTAGATGACATGAAAGTTGAATATGATGTAGTTTTAAACGACATTAATATTCCTCGTAGATTGTTAAATGATAATGAAATGATTAATGGCGTCCCCGGACTCATTAATAGAGTTGAAATGAAAACATCTCCTGGTTATCCATTTGTCCTAGAAAGAACTAGAACAGATATGGGTGGGAAATTCGAATGGTTCACGGAATTAGATACTCCTTACGAAGGATATGGCAAAACATATGTCATGAAAGATTCTTTAAAGAGTGGGTTGGAACAACGAGAAAAGAGTATGTTAGCAGGCATAAAACCGCCTACAATAGCATATGCTTGTCTGAAAGATGAAACAAGACCTTTAGAGAAGATTAAATCCGGTAGTACTAGAGCATTTATTTGTTTACCGCTTGATTATAATTTGTTAATTAGAAAATACTTTGGTGCGTTTATAGCTTCTATGCATTTACACGCTGGAGAGATAGCTTCTTGCGTTGGCATTGATCCATCAACACAATGGAAAGATCTTTATGATAGATTGGCCAATAAAAATATGAAGTGGGAAGACTTCGACTACAAAAACTGGGATCAACATTTACACCCAGAACTTGTTTTCGCTGTTGCCTCATTAGTTAATTATTGGTATGGAGACACTGATAATAGTCCAACTGGTCGTATTAGACTTATGTTGGTACATGATTTAGTGTATACAACTATAATTGTAAAGAATAGACTCATGAAGAAGCAATCAGGACAGTGTAGTGGTTGTGCAATTACAGCTGAACTTAATAGTTTAGTGCATGATTTATTAATGTATTACGTATGGAATGTTTTAAACACCAAATCACATCGAAGAACTGATTTACATGAATTTAGAC